GAAACGGCTTGTAAGATCACCAACAATCCCACCTGCATTATCCCCAAAATCACGTAATGCATTCTCACCATCACGTAAAGCCCGATTCAGGCCGGACGTATCACCATCAATATCGAATCGGATTCTATTATTATTTGCCATTATTATTTTTTCCTAATGCTTTTCTTTTTATGTATTCACCCAATGCGTTAATGTTATTAGCTTGCTTCTGTTGATTCTCAGCCTCTCGCTTCTCAGCTTTTTCGAGAGTTGATAAGTTTTCAGTATTGAGAATATCCAGAAAATCAAAATCTTTAACTGTGATTTTTTTACGTGATTCACTGGTCATATTGGGATTATTGATCGAGGTGATATAGCTACTATGAGCATGAAACAACATATCAACATAAGTACCGGAAGGTTCTATATAAGCATCGTAAATCATAAGCATATCGAGTACTTCACTATCCAGGTTATAGTACTCTTCTGGTGATAGACCTCGCTTATTAACCATTTTGCAGAAGTACTTTAATTGGTTATCACCTCTTACTTTTTTTCAATTTCATCTACTGTATTACTATTACTAACCAATGCAATGATTGCAGCATAGATTTCGTTCTGCATTACAAAATCAATAGCGTTAACATTAATACGCCCATCGATATCTTCAGCCGAAAAAATCGGATCGCCGTTCTCATCTTTAACACACAAAATTAGAGTATTTTTGATATCTGTACAATGTTCAAAATCACGACCAGTAGGACGATGGATAAAGATAGTTGTATCTTCAATATCAAAAGCATGTAGTTTAGGTTGTAGTTTCTTTTTTAGTTCGTTTAAATTCATTTAGTATTCTCCAGTAAAAAGGGAAAGCATCCGCCTTCCCTTTATTTATTTCTTTATTAAGCTTCTGGTAGAATACCGCTCTTAACTTCCCCGCCATCTACAGCTAAGTTATAGGACTTAGTAATTGTTTCATCCTTGTTTCCGGCAAGAGTAGCACTGGACACGAAACATGTATACACTACATAAAAGCCTGTGGTGTGGGTTTCGTCCTCATAGTAACTTAAGCGTACCTGGCAGCGTTTTTGGTCAGCTGCTAATTGCTCTAATTTCTCATGCATTTCATTATCTGGAATGAAATTTACTTTCAATTCGATGTCTGGAATGCTCTTTGTACCTAATAGTTTGCGATTGTATTTACTATTAAAAGTCACTACATCGATTACAGTACTTTCAAAACCTGAAGTAGTAAATGCCGCAACTTCTGTCACTTGTTTGAAATCGGTTGCTACGGTAGCACCTGCTGTACCCAATTCAACTACAAGATTTGCACCAGAAAAAATATCCATTGCCATTTTATATATCCTTATATAGTTTTAATTATGGGGTAAAATCCATTTACCCCGATTGTATTTATTTATTGTCAAGTAGTGATTGCACTAAAGCTTTTAGCTCTTCAATTTGCTTTTGTTGTTCTAGCACCATATTACCAAGATAATTAGTAGCCAGAAGATTATCAAGCATGATTGGGTTACTATCTAAGGTAAGCTGTTCAGTGGTTTCTTCATCTTCCATTTCTTCATTGAATTTGAGAAGCTTCACGTACTCGGGATCAATCTCCTGCATATCTTGTGCAATTACACCACGACGAACACGACGCTTTTCATCTGCTTTATATACATAGGTTGCGGGTTTAATCTGCATGATATTATCAAAAGCTACTTTACCATCAGTATAATCAATATCATCTTTCAATTTAATATCACAGTTTGGGTTTTTCTGGAAAATGTAACTTTGTCCGTCGAAACCGTTGCCAGTGGCCCATGTGGTTATGTCTCCGTTGACAGGCTGATATTCCCATGCACGTGAATAGGCGTTATCTCCACTAACATAGAGAGCTGGGCGTGCCCATGCATTATTGCCACCAGTAATAACACCAAGTGACATTCGTGTGTTATATCCGCCAGTTGAAACAGTGCCGACTGACAGCCCGACCGCGAAACCACTATCATTATTCGATGCAGTTTTTACAAAATACGGGCATTGTCCATTTTCCCCGGCTCCATTCCATGATGTAGCGTAGGGGCTAGCCTGATGCCTTTCACTATGAAATACACCGTGGGGATACCAGGTAAATGAAGTGCTGCCGTTTGATGGACTGATCAGATTCATTTGGACGCTTTCCATACTGCTTCCACCAGAACGAACCAGACCTAATTGATAATAATCGTTATACCAGTGGCCAGTAAGATTATTAACAAAACTTCCCGGTGTAGCGTCATTGGGCATGTTCTGTAAGTAGGTATTTTTATTACCCCCTAAACTCGTTGTTACTCCTGTGGCAGATCCTTGCGAAGCCCAAATGATACCGTTTACTACACCGCCAGTTTTCCCGTCAATACTATTCAACCGCCAGTCGTCCCCGGCAGCTACTGAGCCAGCATAATTCCCAACGTTCAATACTGAAGCATTTCCTAACCCTAAGTCATTTCGGCGTTCTGCTGCTGTGTTTGCATATACACGTGCCCATGTTGACCATGTTGCACCGTTAGAATCTGAAACACACCGCCTCATCCAGATTACGTCCCGGTCAAATGGGTAATAGAATTGAGTACATGATTTCGCGAAGTTGGCTCCATTTTTGAGTACTAATAAACTACCTGCTATTGGTTCAGGATATCCGTTTGCGGGAGTCGCAAAAGCATTGGCGGGACAGTGATATTTTCCCTCATGCTCACCATTGAGATTATTAATATTATCAAATTCTGTGAGGCTGGTTTGACGGCTATAAAACGCATTAATGTCTGAAGGGTTTGGTTTATATCCGGTGTGGTAAACCAACTGGTCAACCGCACCACCTAAATTATCAACCGCCTGTCTAAACAGCAGAGTTGAACCGCCATTGATGCCGATGAACTCATTTGATTTTGGTCCTGAATTGTGACGCCAGAGCATCGCATGAGAAGATTCACTACTGACACTTGCCCACATACCGCCCGAGTCAGTAGTACGAATACCCTGACCTGCTGGTACTATTAATTGCCCGGTCATGGTATCGCCAGTACGTTCAACGTAACGAACATCACTCTCATATTTGCTGTAAACATCCAGCGTACTTCTTGCTCCCGCTGCCGTGGTGGCTCCTGTTCCGCCCGATTCAATACCTAATGCGTTTGTCAATGCCAGTTTGTTGATAACTGATGTTTTATTTCCTGCATCATAGGAAAATACGTTAGCTCCGCCAGTATTTGTTTCCTGTATACGGAATGATTGCAGATCGCTAACAATGACGAATGGAGTACTACCTTCATCAGTATCCTGAAACTTGATTGTTGGGTTAGCTGATAGCAGCGTAAGAGGATTGTTAGCAGTACTGTTGAACGTTGCATTGCCCCCAGTGATCGATACCTGGCCTGCGTTTTGTGTAGCCATCGAACCTAGCCCCAAATTGTTACGGGCTGCGGTAGCGTCCGGTACATCACTTATATTATTGGCCTGAACAAGTTGCTTTGCGTTCTGTACGTCCGATAGCCCAACATCACTTTTACTTAGTACTACATCCTTACTTAGATCATATCCATTTACAGTACGTTCTACTGGCACTGCCCCAACATCACCAGGCGTCAGTATAATGTCACTAGTTAGGGGCTTACGGTTTACTGTTCTGGTTAGAGGTACATACCGTGCATCCATTTGAGTTGCGGTATAGATACGAGTCCATGCAGTATTCTGGTTACGTGCAAAGATCCCTAAGCTACCGGCTTTTGTCATTGCTAAAGCTGCTGTACTTCCAGCATCAACGAAACCAATACCCATAAGATCGGTACTGGCTGGGTTTCCCGACATACCTGAAGGTACTTTGATAAAGCCGTTCCCGGTTACTACGTCAGTCTCATACTGGGGAACATCACTACCATTACTGCCAACGCCATAATCACCTTGCATAAGAGGCTGTAGAGAGTTTGCCGTTACTACCCGGCTAACAACTTCAGTGGGCTGGAAAGTGTAGGTCTTAGTTACTGCCGTATCTTTATCACCATTAAGCATCGATGCACTGATAACCCCATTTAGGATCGCATAATCTACAGTACCTTCACTCTGGCGATAATTGATAATAAGCTGAAATTCTTCCTGATTTTCTGTGCATTCATCCAGAAAGAGCTGTGATTCATCACCAGTATAATTAACGACAATATCTAATGGTGAAGTATCTTGTTCAGCTAGGAGTACAGAACTGTATTCACTATCGTATGTCTCAACTTCTGTTGTTCTTGATTGAATTTGTAGAGATGGGAATACTGCTACGTTATTGATAGTTACGTTACCTATTCCCTGTGGTGAACGGTTACCCGTATCTGTGTTGTAGGATAATGTAAGTCCATTACCCGTATAAATGTCTGCCATGAATATTCCCTTATTATTTTGATTTTTCTGCAACATGAATATTTATGGTAAAGGCAAGACTAACAGAGCCAGATACTGGATCGGTTACAATATCCCCTTGCTCATATGTACATGATAGGATAATCAAACCTGCATCTTTAAATGCCTTAGCTTTCTCATTATCGAACGTACTAATAATCTGATCATATTGTACTGATGGTGCAGTATTCCCACTATCTGGTTTTGGACTTACCAAGTACTGAATAGTAAACAATCCCGATTTGCGAGATGAACCGAAAGCAAGACTTTCAAAGCTGAAATTAAATGCTATCTCATTGAAAACATCTTTATCCCTTGATGTAGTCATGTTTTTATCGGCATTGATTAGTAACTTCATTACCTGCCGAACTTTTTTTACTAGTTCCATTAGTAATCCTCAGCGAAGGATTGACCTTGTTCAGTACGATAGAATACATTTACCATTCCTGAATGATCATCTTCGATATTGTAAACCACATAATGCACACCATTAATAATAAGAATTGTATTAAGTGCCACATTGGCTGTGGTTAAATCTTCCTGTTTCATGCTTACATATGTTTCTGTGCTTTCAATCAATCCACCTACCGCATCAATAGAAACGGGAAGTACTTCTACAATGCCAGTAAAAGTACTTCCCGTAGAAGTTTGGATTGATTGACCGAAAGCATTTAGAAACACATCACATTGTGTATTCTCAAATGCTCTCATTCATTATGCTCCAACACGTAGAACGTAGAATGCTTCTGGACGTGCTAGGGCATAGTTAATAGTTGCCCAGATTCGCAAATAAAGACCACCGCGATCACGTGAAGTAGTTTCATCTTTATCCAGCTCAACATCTGAACCCCATTGTGCGATTACGAGTTGCGAAAAGTCACCTAAAATTACTTGATCATCTGCAACTAGAGTACTTTCGATTACTGGAATCTCACCCGCTAGCAATTGTGAAGCACCCTGGCCTTCTACTAGGAACTTAGCATTTGTATTTCCTTTAACAACTTGCTTACGTAGAGCTGCACGTGTCTTTGGTGACATAACAGCAACAACTTTAGAACTAACTACATTATTAGAACCTAGCTCACCCATTGCATCTACTATTGCGTCAAAATCAATATTAGATAGTGCGGCGACTTCTTTAACGTTACCTTCTTTAACCGCTTCGGAAACTACTTTAGCCATAACATCTTTTTCAAGACGTGAGGACGCACCTTTAATCATTGCATCGGTAGTATAACGTTCAGCAGCACCAGAAGATTTCATCATAATACGGGTAAGATAAACAGAACCGGTAAAATCTTTAGGTTCTAGTGTCACTTTACCATATGCTGGAGTTGCTTCTGGGGATTTACCATCTTCTTCAATGAAACCGAAAGCATCAGTAAAATCAGAGTTAAGTGCAGGTAGAGATAGCTTTCCGTCACCTTCAAGACCACTGATCACAGTAATTGGGAAGTTTGCCAGTACTGAATTAGCACGAAGGATATCGATGTATGAATCGTAATCAATAGTTTCTTGAATTAGATTAGCACCGACAGTAGTATTAACAGCACGTAGTGCACTAGTAGGAACTACCAAACCACGTTTGCCCTGTTCGAATGCAGACATATCTTCTTCATTTGCATATGAACGTAGGCCATTTTTAAGAGTAAAATCTTTTTTCATTTCATCATCCTTGATATTTTTATTTTCATTAATTTGACGTTTGAAGTCGGTTACGCTAATTCCTTTAGCGATTGCATCCGACACATCAATATTTAGTACTTTACCGATAGAAGTTAGCTCTAGCTGACGTTCATTTTCAGTATTAATTAATTCATTACTATTTAGTGGTTCTTCAGTACTGTTAAGCTTATTTAGCAGATCTGGACGACTTGCAATGATTGCTAATAGTTCATCATCACTGTGTAATGCACGTGTTTGTTCTTCTAGAACTACTTCAGCTTCTTCTTGTTCGGTTTCGAGTACTTCTTCCTGTACTTCTTCTTGAACTACTTCAGCTTCTACGTGTTCATTTTCAGGTTCATTAATATCCTGAGTATTCTCTTCCATGAGTTCACCCTCTTGAATTGTTTCACTAGTACTATTTAGTGTTTCCAATTCAATTAGGTTTTCATTTGGATCAAGACTACGACCTATTCCAACGGTAGGATCAACGGGAATAGTTACCCAGCTAATTTCGTAAGGAGTAAAACTTGTGACAATGATATTATCATCATCAATACGAAAATCATTGATAAAATACCCAACGCTAATATGTGTTAGAGTTCCCTCTAAAATCATCTGCCAAATATTTTCAGCAGTATTACTAATACGAACAGTAGCACGACCTATACGATCAGCATCCATGCGTGCACTAAGTACCGATCCAATAATAGCATTAGGATCATGATTCCAGAGCAATGCAGCATTTTGATTTAATCTACGAAGATCTACGTTTTCATTACTACATAAAAGAATTTCATTATAGTCTTTGTCATTGATTTTACGCTTTGCTGGCAATTCGCTACAAAATGCAATTTCAACGGTTCGCGATTCAATATCAATCGCCTGTAGGGGTATCGTTAGTTCCCTCTTGTTGTTGTTCTTGATTTCCATCCTGGATATCTTCCTTATCACCTTTCTCTTT